CCATTTAGTACTATCATAGTATTCTAATGAACCAGTTGTTGAGTTGTATCTAGATTCACCTGTATCTGGACTGCCTGGGCGTTGTGCAGTAGTTCCAGTGGGCATCGTGAATCCACCAGTTGATGTGTTTGCTTGGTCTGAAACTGCTGTAGGTGTTACTACAACATTGTCCAATGCAGATGCAACAATGTCGCCATCAGCTTCAAATAGTTCTGCTATAATTTTTGATTTACTTGCCATTAGAGTTGATACCTCACCATTATTTCTGAAGCGTTAGCAGGAGCAAATGTAAACGTAATAACTCCTGTACTTGAATTGATTGCGTAATCTATTGTTGGTTTTAAACAAATACCATTATAGAAAACAAATGCATTGTTTGTTGTTACACTAGTATTACTTAAAGTAAATGTAGTATCCGAACCATCGCCAGTAAAATTATCGTAAATATAATCTGGGCCTCTACGAACATGAGAACGAAGTCCACCCATATGTTTGATTTCAATATCTGCACTTGTGTCTGGAGCAGATGTAAATGTAACTACATTATTTGCAAGAGTATAGTTCGTTGCAACTTTCTGAAGAATACCATCAACAAATACCATAATAGAATCTGCATTTGCTGGTGTATCAGAAAGTGTGAATGTTACGTCTGAACCGTCACCAGTGAAAGTATCTGTAGTGAAAGTTTGAAGATTAGATGCAAGTTCTGTTGCCCCAATAGAACCAGCAGGTGGTTTCATATTGTAAGGCCCTACACCTTTGTGAATGACGTAGATGACTGCACCACTTGGTACTGTCTCTGAGAAGTTTAGAATTCTAGGTTGAGAACTTGAGTTTTCGTGAACCGTATAAGCAGTATCTGGTTCTTGTCGAATATTATCCAACACCACTTCAATGTTTGAGGACTCACTGCCTGGAACATCAATGCTTAACTCAACAGCAGCAGCATAGGTTGTCGAACCGACTGAAATACTTGCAAAGTTTGCTGCTACAAAATCTTCCTTTGGAAAACTTGTAGAGACTTGATTTATAAATGGTACACCCAAGTAACTTGACATTAGTTTCTACCCCTTATGCAACATCTTCTAGAATTGAACATACTACATCAACTGTTGATGCAGATGCATATACTCTAACTTGATCGTCACCGTTTAACACTACTTTTTGACCTGACACCACTTTCAATGCACCGCCCGGAGGGATTGGTGCATTTTTTACAATGTGATAAGATGCAGTTCCAGATGAATCATACAACTGAACAGTAACCTGTACAGCAGATGAACCTGTGTTTGCAACGTCAAGTTCAATTAGAATTGAGTTAACGGCAGAACCAGATGCACTAGCAGTATAGACAGTAGTTGGTGAAGAACTATTTGTACTCACACTTGTCGCAAATGCGTTTTTAAAATTGTTTGCCATTCTGACTTCTTCCTTTTTTTATATACTCTTATTTATAACGATTAACCAAGTGCAACACCAATTGCAATGGAAAATCCTTCAGTTGCCATAACACCACCAGTAGTAGGATGTGACATGCTGATTCCGTTTTCGTCTATCAATGCACCATTAATATATAAGTTTCTCCACTCTTTGCCGCTCTCACCTAAGTCATAAGTGTTTGTTGCATTGGGGACAATATTAGATGTCAAGTCTGCATTGAAAGTTACACTATCTGTATCTCCATCACCAAGTGTAATGTTTCCATCAGCAGTTATATTACCTGTTGCATGGACGTTACCAGTTACTTGGATACCGTTAGTATCTGTTGTTAATTTTGTGCTTCCATTAAACTGAAGTTTAACTCCACTCGTGGAATCTACATTTAAAGTTCCTGTACCATCGTGTTTGATGATAGAGTTAGAAGCATCATGGTATAGTTGCAAGTCATCACTTATACCCATCTTAATACGATAGGTAGATGCACTTGTTGAATCTTCAAAGTCAATTACGTTAGGCAGTAACACAGTAGACAAACCATTTTGCAATTCTTTGATTGCTTCCAATGCATCTGTTACTGCAACACCGTTAACAGTTGAAGGTAAATTTGCAATATCACCTAAGTCAGTAGCGAGTCGATTAAACTCAACTCTCCACTCTTCAAAAGTAAAACTTGCTGGTGCGTTTCTATCTGCCATTATTTTTTATCCACTAATTGCAATAAGAGATTTTTAATTTCGTGCATCTCACACTTTAGATTATTTATGTCTCTCACTGCACTCCTAAGTTCATCCTTTGATGCTTTTGCATTTCTTGAACGAGTTACTGCTGCTTCGTAAGCTGCCATATTAGTATTGACAATTGCTCCCGAAACTGTATCACGGGCAAGGTCTTGATGATCTTTAACTTTTAAATAATCCGTCATATTATGTTGCCAATGCAATTGCCCGTAAGTCTTTCATACGAGGCGGTTCTGCACAGTTTGTTCCTTGCATTCTAATCTTGATTGCGAAAGAAATAAACTCTGGTAAGTTGTTTACTGTATATTCTCTTTCAATGAAATCATCGAAATCAACTGAAGAGTTAACATTTGAATCTGGTTCACCAGCAGTATTGAAGTACGTCCAACCAATTTCATCAAAGTCAGATGCATCATCTGAACGAAGTATCTTATACATTAGTTGAATTTCTGCACTATCAAACTTAACTGCATCAACGAAACATTTCAGAGATGTAGCAGGTGTTTTCAATTGTGCCTTACGAGTAATGTAAACCACTTCTCCAGAATCACCTTCTGGTTCGTTTGCAGAATTAAACTCAGCAGATGGATAAACATCAGAAGATGTATCTACATTGTCTAATCTATTTGCAACTGTAACGATAGTCTTTCTATCCAAATCAATGATTGGTGAAAGGTTCTCTACAGATGAAGTCATAGTGAAGATGAGTTCAAATGATTTGTTACCAGATAGTTCGTTTGTTTCGTTAACTTGTGAACATATAATCTTAGGGTCTTCAAAGTAGTAGTTATCAGTAATCGGAATTTGGTCTGCTTGTGACAGAGTTTGTTTAACGAAAGACTGTTGAGCACCACTTGGAGATGTACCAGCTGTTGTTCTTGTCTTAGAAGAAATCGTTGTATTTGGATGTTCAATAACTGGGACAAGAGTTTGCATAGTATCAATCAATGCATTCTCTGTTGCAGTAACACTTGTGCCACCACCTGTGATATTACCAGATGCACTAGCAGTTGTAGAAACTGTGTATGAATCAATTTGAATATCTTGTAATGCAACATGTGTCTTATTGATTTCTGTTAGTGGAATGCCACTTAACATATACAACTCTACCACTGAAGCATCTGCATGAAGAACATCTGTTCCTTCAACTGCACGAGTCAGAGAAGATATAGTTGTACCAGAAATAGTTCCAGATATAACCTCACTACCAATCTTAACAAAACAAGTTCCACTATTTGGAAATCCTGTATCTGTTGCAAGAGTTAATGATGTTGCCGCTGCAGCGAGAGAACCATTTAATGTTGTCGCAACATTAGAAGATACACCACTAATTGTAACATTATTAGATGTGTTATACATGTGATGGTCTGGATGTGAAACTTTAACTTTGTTCGTTGAAGCAAATGTTCTGATTGGGTTTTCTTTAAGTGTCTTAACTGGTAGTACATCGTTCACCAATGTAACTGCCGCAGTCTTGGATGTGTCAAAACTCGCACGATATAAAGTAAATTTCAAGTCCTCTAAATCATATGCAGTCCATGTAGTATTGTTCTGTGATTTGAATAGAACACCAAGATATGGTTGTTCTGAAACCAAACGTGAACCACCCACATCAGTTTCACCCATTCGTGAAATCCATGCAAAGTATTTTTGTGAGTCAGTAAACAATACAACACAATACTCAACTCCATCTTTAACATAGACAGGTTCATCAAAGTTAAATGTTGTTGGGTGTTTAGCATTATCACTTACTGGAATTTGACTCCACCATAAACCAGATTGTGCAACTAATGTGTTTATCTCTGGTGTTGATGGGCCGCCAGGATGAGATATAGTTATAGATGTATCGGATTCAATACTTTCAACAGTAAATCTTGCAACCTCTAAAGTATACTGATTAGATACTCCAGAGTATTCAATTTCAATCATTTGTCCTACTGTCAACTTAGTGAACTCAGTTCCAGTTCCAGTTAAAGTTGAACTTGCAGTTCCAACTGCAACAGTTTCTTCTTCTTTTGAAGAATATGATACACTACCGAAAGGAAGAA